TTACCCTTTCGTCGTGCCCGGGCGATCCTTAAAAGCTAGCTCAAACAACCCCGTCGCAGATAAACCTGCAAGGCCCCCAGCCCAAAGGCGAAGCACTAAATCTAGTTCGGTAAAAGGATACGCTACTACGCCGATGAACAAACCTATCAATAGTCCGATAATCGGTACTGCATTACGCGGGATGTTGATACTATTTTTGACCAACTGAACCAGTGCCAGTACGAATACTGCTAATATAGAGGCGAATGCCACAACATTATCTAAAATTGTTCCAGTTTCCATCCTTTTCCCTCCTTAGCGGGTACTTATAATCTCAACCGTTCGAGTCGCAGAATCATAACCTACCTGAGCACCCAGCGCTTCTGCAATAACACGTACAGGGACGTAGGTGATGCCTTTTTCAAGCACTCCATCTGCAACCTTAACCCCGTTAACCTTTACGACAGCAATAACATCACTCTTCAATTCTTCCTCCTCCTTCCGATTGATGACCTTATACGCTGACTCCACCGCAGATGTTGAGGGCTTTGTCCCTGCTCGTAACTGTGTGAGTGTTAACCCAAACGCCATTTGAAAATGGGGGTAATCCTTGAAGCTTGTCCAGTCGCCACCCCACTCGAAGCCCAGCCCTTTTGCCTCCTTCACAACCTCCTGCCAATCTGCGATCTGGTTGTTATTGCCGTCCCGGCACATATCCCATGACACACTCGATCCATTCGGCAGCAAAAGAGCAAAATCTACGGCCAATCCAAAATGGTGATAGCTATACCCGCCTCGCGCATTGGTTACAATCGCTCCGGGCTTGGTGCGGCCTTGTGCATAAAGAGCATCCTGCTCGGCAATTGTGCGAAGTCCCTGCGTAATGAGAATGGGGATGTTGAGTTTGTAACACCGCTCGATAAGCGCAGTAGCAGCGGAACGAACTACGGGATGTAGGCCTGTTAGGCGTTGGGCTGATTTATTTTTCACCTGAGTTAATGTCAGCATGATGTTCCTCTTTTCTGTCTATCTTTTTCAGATAAATAAATTGGTCGTATTTCCCGGAACGTGTCAGTATCGCTAATATGATAATTCCACCAGTTGTACCGAATTGGGCAATAGCCCAGCTATAATGAAGCCAAGTCAGCCATGTTGTCATGTCCACTCCTAGTAATTCTGCCAAACGGAATAGTAGAACGATAAGCATATTGAATGTATAAGCCAATAAGAAAAAAAGCATAGCCAGCATAAACACGCTGACCACACCTTTATGAAATCTTTCGTAAAAATATTGCCTGTGGCAATGAATAATGTATATTCCGCAGGCCGTAGTAGTGCCATATAGCACCAATAATAAAAAATCAATCATGTGCATCATGATCCCCTCGATCATAAACTAAATATTTGGCGAACCGGTTGCGATCAATCTCCTCCTGAATTTCCTGCGAGACATTTTTATAATGACTTATGGTCAGTGTGACGCTGGTAGAGGCTCTGCGGAGCTCCATCTCTTTATCAACATGCCGGGGGAGAAGCAGCCGCCGAATCCATTGTGACAGCATTCCTAACTCCCCCTGTCTTCCGTATGGTCAATCTTCAGTTTCTTTAAGACGTCCAGTGTGGGCTGCATAAACTCCGAGCGCTCCTTATCCAAAATCGCTTGCAGACGATCCCGATCCTCCTCTGCCCGATCCAGCATTTCTCGCGGTACAAGGTTCCCTTTGACAATCGCACGCAATAACACCATCAGCACGATCATCAAAATGAAAGCAACAATATAAGCCAGCCCATACTTATCTGCCAGCGGCAGCAGCTTCTCCAATTGCGCAATATCCCCTTCGCCCATTCGTCCGCTCCTTTCTATAATGATGTTGATGCGTAATAGCCCCCGGCACCACCGAGGGCACAAAAAAACACGCTCCTGTGTGGATGCGTGCTAATTATTTGGCTGATGAAGCTTGCTCAGTCGAATCGTTTTCAGCAAAATGAATATCTGATCGTTTCTCGAGAATCTGATCCTTAACCAAATTCTCATTATCCGGCTGCATGTTATAGGAAGAAATGATATTCTCTATCGGACCCTCCTCACGCTCAAAACGAGTGATGCAGGCATTAGCCATCAACCGAATTTTGGCGGCTGTTAATGAATTCATTGTCATGATTACAACTCACCTCCCTTTGGGTTTATATGCTGAGTAATTCAGCCATAATGACTTCGACATCTTGAAGCCTGTCTTGCAAAGCAGTATTTTCAGCACGGAGTTGCTCGACTTCGCTTAATTCTGGTGGTTTGTTAGCTTCTGCGTCTAGATATGCTTCCCACGCGGCTTCGAGTTCTTCTTCCGTTGGTTGTGGGACATCTAGGTTCCAAGCTGCGATGTATGGGCCACGCTCAATAATGTCGTAATCCTTACCTATGATAAGATTGGTGTAGTCCATATGATAATAATAGTGTACTCCTTCTACTTCTACAGTCTCAAATTCAGATAAAGAACGAATAATATTTTTTTTACGAGCGTCAACACCATCCCGAATAATATAATTCGTTCCATCGTCTTGCACCATATAGTCAAATATGGGTGATGCATCAGGGTAAAGAAACTTTAGTACTTTAGGTAGTTCCATTTTCATTTTCCTCCTTAGGCTACTCTAATCATGGTAACGTGTGAGTATGCGTCACTTTGGCTAAGCATGGCATCTTGATCGGACTGTGCATAGAATTCAATAACCCATCCCTTCTCAAAGTTACCAACGGTTGCACCATTCAACATTATTCCATCTGTAGAAATTCCGTTAATCTCTGAAAGTTGACAATTCCAAGTACCGTTGATGTACATTGAAACTCTAAGACCGGATAACCTTGTACTAACTGGCGAAAAACCCATACGCATAGTTAAAGTGTATCTACCAGATTGAGGTATAATAAAACGAGAATTGGCAGGATCACAAATCCCCATATTATTTTCTACTAATCCAGTTAGATTAAGTTTAGTCCATACTCCTGCTGCGATGGTCTGAGCTGATGGATTATGGTTTAGAGAACCAAATGGTCTGGTTTCTCTTGTGCTATCACCCCACGGGTTTACAATACCCATACTTCCAATAGTAACAATACCACCATCGTTTGCATCAGCTGTAGACGTAGCACCAATTACTGAACCAGTAACTTGTATATTCCCTCCATAACCAGCTTGATACGCACTAGTATTAGCACTACCGGTACAATTCATCGCAAGTATTTCAGTTCCATAGTGGGCATACACTGCGTTACGCCTCCCCAAAATACTGCACTCATTCACAAATATGTTTGAATTCTCAGCATAGATTCCATAGCCAGATGAGTTGGGACTACTTAAAAGACATTTATACATGTACACCTCTACACAAGAGGTATACGCAGCAGTCATCGTTGAGACGTCTGTCAAATTCAGACCCTGAAATTCAATACGACAACTGCATCGTTGTCCAGCTACACGCCCCGTTATTTTTCTTGTCGTATCAAGAGCCGTTGACCCCAAAATAATGATATTTCCAGCACCTGAATATCCCAATAAGATTACCTCTTCTGCGTACGTACCGGCTGCTACATTTATTCTGACTTCATGATTGATCACCTGTGGAATCATGGAAACTGCTTTTCCTATTGTCTTAAACGCCCCACCTACCGTATTGTTAAGACCATTATTACTATCGTTACCATCTGTTCGCACATAAAAATTTATATTTCCCGTCGTCTGCTGAGGCGTAGTAACCAACGGCGCCTTACCATTCAGCTGCCCCTGAATCCCACTAGTCACCCCATCCAAGTACCCAAACTCTGCATTAGAGACCACTCCCGTTCCAATCTTCGAAGCCTCAATTCCGGCTGAAGCATTAACATCGGCGTTTACAATCACCCCAGCCGCAATTGCGGTCCCCCCGTCACCAGTACTTATAACATCCCCCGTGTGATTAGGATGCACATAATTATTCGCTCCTGTTGCAATCCCCGCCAGCTTTGTTTTCTCAGCTGCGGTGTAGTCATTCGTAGATAGCTGTTTGCCTGTTACTTTATCGACCTTGCCATTCACTGCATTGTCCAAAATGTCCATATTCCCGTTCAAATCGGCAATATCAACGATATCTGTTCCCTCTGGCTTTTTTAAGCCCAAATTTCCTGTGGTTTGCATATGTCACTCTCCTATCTATAAGTTCTTAATTCGTTCCATGTTTTACTGTGAGCACTCTCCCAAGTCAAAGCCTTAACAGAGTCCCACCAGGTATAGCTGAACACAAATTCATAAGCTAAATGCGCAGGTTTAATCTCTTCGATGATTTGAATCAACCCTGCCATATTTGGAGGAATCCCCAGTGTACTCACAAAATGAATCTCAAAACGGTACTCCTCAGGCACTTCCTTTACTTCAACCACTCCACCTGAAAAAGCTGACGCCGTCCGCTGAATCATCTCCGGTGTGGTCGTCCCATTTCCACGCAGCTTTGCCTTAATCATCTCTCGGCGTGTGGCATATGACTTGGATGAACCGATATTTAGTCCAAGCTCAGCTTCCCATCGTCCAAGGCTCACCGTTGCCGTTTCAACAAAAGCCTGATCCAGTACGTCTATAGTGCCCAGCTTCAGTCCACCAATTTCTAGCCCGATGGTCTCCTGAAGCTTCTCCATTTCGCGGACATCCTTATAATAGTCCGGCAAATACTGCATTAGATCAGGCGCCTCGACTTCACCCGGATGGCTCGAATCTTTATCTGCGGAATATTGCAATTCGCTGTATAAAGAGCTGCCGTAACTCATCCTCTACACCCCCTTCAGTTGATTCCAGGTTAGGGGGCCTTTGGGCAAATAATCATGTGTATGCGCCGCCGGAGGAAATACCACTGGTTTACCTGCTACCCCCGCCCAAGCTACACTATCCGCTTGTTGCGCAAAATCCACCTTGCCATTGTTATTCGTATCGTAAATGCTTTTCAGCATATCCCCGGTACTCTGCGCGGCTACCAGCAAGACATTACCAGCGGCAGAACCAATGTACAGCTTGCCACTGTCTGTACAATACCCAAGCTCACCAATAGCCAGCGTTCCAATGGCGCTTTCCAAGCCGCGGCGTATTTGAATCAATGTTTTTAGAGCCATTGTCCCGCCCCCTAGAATGTTCCGCCATCAATACTGGCTACGGTAAGTCTATTGCCATTCGCAGCATCATAAACGATACTGCTTCCATCCACACTTACAGCTACACCGGCTGCATCTACGGTGATTCCTTTTCCAGCGGTAACCGCAATCGCGTCTGCAGTGACCGTGATACCAATACCCGCACCAATGTTCAGCGTCACAGCATCGGCTTGACCACCACCAATCAGCCCGCTCCCGGCTGTAATGGTCTGTAGTGCACCACCGGTACGTACCCATGCGCTGCCGTTCCAGCTATAAATCTTCTGCTCATCATCGACGTAAGCGGTCCAACCGACGGCAGGAACATAAAATACCCAAGCGGCAGATTGGTATTCAACAATTTGATTCGTTTTCCCCGCCCATGCCCCGGTTGCTCCCGCTGGAATAATGTATCGATCACCCTCAACCGGACTGGCAGGTGGAGCCAGTAGGTTCTGGTCTTTTACCGATGCTTGCGGTTCGATGTTATGCTTGGCCAACTCAATTTCATTTTTAATCTTCTGCGCTGACCACAAGTCTGTAATCGTAGTCCCTGTATCATTGATTGTCCGGTGCTTGGCCACATCATCAATGTGAGTCTTGATCTCAGCGGCAGTCTTTACGTTTGTGCCATCCGATACTTTATTGATATGTCCCGCACTAATATCCGCTTTAAGCACCTTCGCATAGGTTGCTCCATCAGCGATATCGTCAATTGTACCTGTCAGATCGGTAAGCTTCTGCGCATTCACCCGCCGCCAAGCTGCCCCATCATCAAAATATAAATATCCGCTATTCGAACCCGTAGTCACGTAATACAAACGACCAACGGCTCCTGCAACCGGACGCGAAGCTTCTGGCCCTGACAGCGCCCTGCCGACCATGGAATTGGACGTGCCGTCACCAATATAAACTTCCTTAGTATCACTGCAAAAACCAAGCTCGCCTGCCTTCAACACGCCATAACTCGTTAGCTCAGCCTTTGTACCTCGCTTTATTTGTATGGTCTGTGCCATTTTACACCTCTCTTCTAAATGATCCTCCGTCAATCTGGCCCTTGTTCTTATAACGCTCTATTTCAGTCTGGACAGCAGTAAGACTCACCTGCAAACCGTTAATATCCTCTGCTTCAACCGTATCGCCGGGAGTTTCGTAAGTCACATATACCTCAGGCACATCGGCAAAAATCTTAATCAACCGCCGCCAGGGCGCCTCATCCGGAAAAGACACAGTGAAATTGCGTAGCTCGATCCCGGAATACTGTGACCCTGTGTACACCGCAATGGTCTGATTATTAATATTGTCATGCGCTAGAAGACCACTGTAAACGCCATTTACAAGCGGTAATCTCTCTTCGATAACATAACTGCTACCGTTTGCTTTTTTATTAAGTTTTTCTTGAAAAATATCAATTTGCTCTGGATAACCCATGCTACACCTCCAGTAGAATGTTGCCGAACAACGGTACTTCTTCTTCGTTCAACATCACATTGCCCGCTCCACTGTTCAACTTCAGCTCTGTGTAATCCGCAACTCCTTCAGTAGCAAGCAATAATGCCCCGATGACAGACTGACTGATATAGGTTGCTGAAAAAGCCTTCTCCTTGCGATATTTCTCAAGCATCACCTGAAAGCCTTGGTTTACAGCTTGCAGTGCATAGCCAGAAGCAAGGGTTACCTTGGCGCTTATACTGATGTTTTTGCCCGCAGCCGGTGCCACGGTCACAACAGCCCCTACCGGTGCTTGTCCCTCACCCGCTCCTGAGACCGGATCAATGTATTGCTGCACCTGAGCCGCCAACAGCTCGGATGCTGGTTTTTTTTCGGCGTCCACAATAATCACCTTCACAGTTTTAGGACCTTTCCATAATGGAAAAACACGTGCGCCTCCCACACCCGGAACTTGCAGTGCCCACTCCATATAGTGATATTTATTTCCGCTAGTAGCTGGGCGTCTGGCTGAGTCCAAATAACGCTGGCGTAGTGCATCATCCGTTTCAATGTCCTCCCCAGGGATCAGAAGAGAAGCTATTTCTCCGCGCGCTAGGTCTGAAATATAATCCACTGGCAGTAAAGAGCCAAAATATCGATTTCCTTCTTCTCCAGCGGTTTCACTTTCCAAGCGATACACTCCAGGAGATAACTTCTCTACAGCCGTATAATTCAGCATTTCGAGTGAGAAGCGGCTGCCGAGTGGAACATCTAACAATCCTCCATCCGCCTTATAAAAAATCCCTTTCAGCTGCGCCTTGCTGGCTTCACGCCTTACAATGCCTGACCAGGAGATACTTCGCTCTAAGTACTCTCCGGTAGCCGTATCTGCAAAATACAGATTATTATTCACATCCAGCTCAATATACATCTGTGCCAACTCAGCGGCTGCTGGAGCCAACGCGTCATAAATGATGCTGCCCTCGCGTTTATCCAATCCTGATGGAATCCGGTCCAGCATCCGCTCCAAAAGAGCCTCATACGTCTGATCCTCATACATCCTCATTCCACTCCTTTCTCAGCTGAAAATTTCCGTAACGTGTGACGACCTTACAGTCAAAAGTTAGATTATCTCCGGTAAACGAAACAACAATATTCTCTAAACTAAGGATTCGTTCATCCTGAAGTAGTGCCTCACTAACGATACGTCTGATTTCAGCTCTAACCAGCAGCCGGTCCCTACCAAGCACCAACCGCCACTCTGTTCCGTAATCAGAACTGTAAATCAGATGTTCAAACCGATCGGTTCGCAATATTTTAGCCGCCGCCTGTTGAACAGCTTCTAGTCCATCCGTTTGGCCTGTAATCCTTTTTCTCTCCCAATCCATCCGGTACGTAAGACTAGGACTTTCCCCACGCTCAAGGTTGACTTCCCCCTCAAGCAGGGCCGTTATCGGTCCAGCTTTTCCAATCGCAGGGATCATATCGGGCTCACCAGCCGATCCAGAACAATGTAGCTTTGTCCGCCCTGCATTCGAACCATTAATACGCGGTCCCCACTCGCTAGTCCTCGCCGAAGTATTACTTCTTTGCCCTCGATGTCGATCTTGCTTTCCATTACCGATTCAGGCAGCACTAACGCATTTCCCGATAAAATAAACCGCTGATCCACCTGGATCTGCAAAGGAGCTGCCTCCGTTACCGTTCCATAAGAAAAAGCCACGGGATTTGTACTTCCCACGGCTCCTAGACTTGCTTTTTTAATAATATCTAACATCATTTCTACACCACCTTAATATCGAGGGACATGGTATGCTCCCCTCCAGAAATCTTATGGCTGCATTGGTCCACCAGAAACAATTGAGTCTCGAATTCATCCAATAGGACATAAATGAAATTACCTGCTCTTACACGCATATCACCAATCGCCTGTACGGAGAGACTGAGCTTTTCACGGTTGTGCATTTTCAGTAAATTGTTTGCCTTCTCCTGAATTTGGGCAGCATTCGCTTTGTCATCAGCCTTCTGATACAAGTGCAGGATACCCCAGCGTTTCACATTGTCCTTGTCACTAACCGGATAGAAATCGCGTTTGCCCGATGCCTCGTTATCCTTGTACAGAAAAATCGTGTTGTACGTATCGTCATCAATACTTTTTTTGAGCGAATAATCGTACAGATAATGACCCGCTCCGAGCACCAGGTTAAGCAGCATAGAATCCGGTTTACGCAGCGTCAGCTTCCCAAAATCATCGTAAAAAGCCATCAACCGCCCCTTATACTGAAGCTCACTGCCGATGGCTCCCATAATGATGTCCAACAGCTTTTTGTCATCTTCAATTAAAGAAGGAATCCGGTACTCTGTCTCCTCCAGCACACCTGTCTTTAATCCGTAGTCCGTTGTTATTTTCTTGATCACATCACTAGCCGTAACATCCTGCAAAACATAACTACCATTGCCCAGCAAATAACGAATCTGATCATAGGCAGTCAGCTTAATCTCCTGATCCGAGCCCGTATCAATGCTGAACACAAATCCGTAAAATACATCCACATTATCTTTACTGAACTGAATAATATCACCATTGCTGATCCCGAACTTGGGGAGCTGATAGATTCCGCTATCCACAAGCGTTAACTCTAGCGTTGACGGTTTACCTGACCGTGCGGTTTTCCAAGAAATATCTGAGACGATGCCAGAAATATCCCATAGATTCCCTTCTTTATTCTTCACTAGCAGTTCCATAACATCCTCCTACGGCAGCTTGATGACTTTACCGATGGGCAGCTTCTTCAGCTCACTATCCGGAATGCCATTAAGCTTCTGAATGACTTTGTACTTCGAGCCATCTCCTAGGTTTTTTTGAGCGATGCTCCATAGACTGTCTCCAGCTTTTAAGGTATAGGTAGTAGGCTTTGCTTTTTCATTGGCCCGCTTCTGTTCCGCCTTCACTTCACCTTTGACAACCTTCACAGCTACCGCCTGATAGAATACGTATTTTTTGAGAGATAACGAATATTCAATATCCCCTGACGTACCCGCACTAAGCTTCCAAGTGAAACCTTCAATGCTCATAGCCATATTCACAGCAAAATCAATTTCTAAAGATCTATCCTCACTAATTGAAGATTCCTCTAGCCATTTCTGCGGTTTGTTTAACTTCTTTTCATCCTTTTTCGTATCATCGGGATACCTCACACCGGAGAACACAAACCGAATGGGCCGACGACTCGTCATCCATTTCTTAATAAGCTCCACATATTCAAAAGGCCTTTTCAGTCCATCCTCTTGCACCAATACGAACGGATACCTTTGTGCCGGGAAAATACTTTCAATTGTGATCTCCGTAAGCTTTGGATAAGCAATCGTATTGATCTCACCCAGATCGATAATGGTATAGCTTTTTCCATCCCCACTCTCCTTGATTTCCAAGGTCTCTGGATTGACTGGCAGCCGAATTGCATCCTCCTGATTATTAAAACCCAAAAAAATCCCGTACTCTTCCACGTTACGTATACACCCCCTGCGCCGTAGAGACAAACTCCTCGTTCAGCTTTTGCCCGATCTTGTTGATAATCGTATCAATGTCTCCGGCATTGTTAATATTCCCGGTCGTCACCTGCACCGTCGGCGTAAGCTCCACAAAATTCTGGATCGTCTGAATCTCGGCCAGCTCGCGCAGCATTTTCAGATCATCACTGGAGATGTCTACGGTGTCGTTGATGGAGCCGAGCTCGTTCACACGGTTGACGGTGTTCAGATTATTGCCCTGAGTAGCTAGTAGACCTTTTGAATCCAGTGCTTTTGTACTGCTGATCGGATTCAACATATCCTTCACTTTTTCAGTAGCATCGCGCCCTTTGTCCATCAACTTGTTCGTGGCATTCTTTCCTTTTTGACTGGCGCTATTAAAACTATCTTCAAGATTAACGTACTCGATCTTAGCAGTCTTTTGCTCTGGAAAATTATCAGCGGTAGGAGCAAATGCCTTAAAATTTTGCCGGTATTTATCGATCATATCGCTTGCCGCATGAGGAATTTCCGGCTCCTTCCTCTCAACTTTTAGTTCACTTATCCCCAATTCGTCGAAGAATGGAATATGACTTAAAGCCTCAATCATGGAATTGAATTTGTCTAGTACCCAATTGATTGCTTTTGCCATTACCTTCATGAATCCCCCGGCAAAGCCCTCTGCTCCAACTGTCATATTGTAAAGAACATTAAGGGCACCCATACCCAAATCATATAGTAGCTGCTTCATAAAATTGACCGCTTCATGAAATTTATTCACTATATAATCCCATGCAGAGATAGCTGCATTCTGTATAAAAATCCAAATGTTATCCATCACTGCGCTTAACCATCCAAATGCTCCCACTATAGCTCCAACGACATCCCCCGCAGAAATACCTAACATTTGAAAAATATAAATAAGAACAGCTATAACAGCGATAACCACTAAAATAGGCCAGTTTACTACCAACCATGCTGCTGCAAGCTGATAAGCGGCTGCTACAAGTAGAGCCACTTGTACGATCATAGCTACGAGATAGACAATGGCTATCGCTTCAAGGATCGGTTGAATCCAAGACCAGTTTTCCTGCACCACTCCAACCAACCATAATAAGCCATCCACTACCATGCCAATCACATTAGCAATGATCAGAAAGCCGTTAGCCATAGCATCTATAATCGGCATAAATTGGCCTGAAGTCAGCGCATTGTTCAAGGTATCCATCACTGGCCTTAGGGCACCCATCGCTTTCTCACCAATTTTCCCAAGTGCAGCATCTGTATTGTCATTCAGCTTATTCCAGTCGTCGATATCTCCTGGTTGTGCCGCAGCTTTTACAGCTTTCTCCCCAAAAGACTTCACGGCATTAAATGGCTTTACCACATCAACTGTCTTGAGAAACTTCATAATTCTCGAGTCAGGAGTTGGTGGGGATGGTGGAACCGGAGGTTCCTTTTTCAGATTAATTTTGGGCTTGGGGACCGGATCAGCCTTAACCTCCGGCTTTTTCTCCTCTTCTTTCTTTTTCTCCTTCGCTTTTAGCCCTTTCCACCACTCTACCTTTTTCGCCTCTTCTTCTTCAGCCTTACCTTTTTGCACACTTGGGGAGCTATTTAATGTTCGAAGCGCTAACTGTTGTGATTGCCCTGCTTGTTGGCTTTGCTCGATAACTATATCTCTGGTAACTATGACCTTAGGAGGAAGTCTCTTAAAGCCTTCAAGCAGCGTATCATTGATATCCTGCAAAGATTGGTTCACTAGATTCAGAGAACGGCTCATCTCATCGCTTGACCGCTTAACAACTACCTGCACTCCCTTGACCAATCGATTAACGATATCCAGATTGCTGTTCACACGAACACATTGTTTATTAACACTCTTCCAAATTCCCAGAGATTTCATCGGTAGCATTACGGCTTTAGATGCGTCTATCTTCATTCTCTCACCCCCTAACTATCTCTTCCTCGCCTTACTCCGTGCCTGATCCCGCTTCTCCTTCTCCACACGAACAGCAATCATCGCATATATTGCGGCGCGTTCGCGTGAAGACAGCTTCATCAGCTCATGGGGTAAAATGTGCAGCTCATGGAGGGCGTAATAAGCAAAATTGGCTTCACTATCGCCCTCGTTGATTAGTTTTTTACTTCATCCACCAGCTCGTTCATGTCCGTGCCAAAACCATTTAAGGCCTGCACCCGCTCACCCAACGCCGCGAATTCACCTGGTAGCAGCATTTTACGCAGCAGTGTCTCAGCGCCAAGTACGCCATAAGAACGCTGCAATTCAGCATTTTTTAGATCCGGATGCACTACACTTGAGGTCATCAGCTTCGCCATATAATCGTTAGGCTCAATTTCGGAGGTATACACTCCGTTTTTACCTTTGACTTTGCGGGTTGCGGCCTTGCGGCATTCCTGATTCTCATCCTCAGTCATACTGCGCAGCTTCCAAGCTACCGCATTTCCTTCCTTATCCTTAAAACGCTGGGATACTACAAACTCCTCGGTCGTGTCACATGCTACATTTTGGGCAAAAAACAAACTTAATTCGCTCATTGTCTTCCTCCTAGAATTATTTATTTAGATACTTCTCCTGCTACTAGCTGCCAATAGACAGAGAAGAGACCCGCCGCTCATTCTACGTTCGGGTCTTGCTTGCTCCAATCTATCTAGTTGTCTTAATTAAAGCCCGGAACCTGCCGGAGCACCAAAAGCTTGCACAATCTGCACATCTTCAAAGGTAAAGCTAACTTCTTCTTCTAGAGCGTCTGACTCTGTATCGAGTGAGGCCATGATGACACTATCAAGGTTCACGCCTTTTAAAATAATACGCTGTGCTCCCACGCTGGACGATGGATCTTCGTTCGTAACCTCAATATCGAAGTACTGATCAACACCCGTATTCATATAATCGAGCATCATCTGGCGGAAACGACTAGTCATATAAAAAATCGTCATCGAACCGCTGCCCGACCATCCAGTCGCTTTATGCTGAACACCCCGGCGGCCCAGTGTTTTCACCTCTGCCTTTGTTTTTTCTACTGTAGCTTCAAGAGTTTTCACATAGAACATCTCTTCGGTTTGTGTACCAATCACAGCATAAGCACGGCCCTCCTGGCCGGAAATCGTATCACTAGCTTTTAAAAATGCCATCTTAAACCACCTTCACTTTCATATATACTTTTTCTACGGAATCTACCGGTTTCACAGCCACATCCAGCACGATACTATCACTATCTGCACCAGCCACAACTACAACATCTGTCTGCGCGTTAAAGCCCTCAATCGCACCCATATCCTGCAAATCATTCATATAAGTCGCACACTGTGACCAGAAAAGAGCACGGCCATCTTCATTATTCGCGACCTTACCGATATAGTAGTTCTCAAAAATACGCTTCATATCATTTGCAATTCCATCCAGCACGCGCAGTACACGATTTTTGGAGAATGCTTTGCCTTTGTCCGGTGAAAACGCGGTAAATGTATTGATATCCTGTTCCACCACAGCCCGTCCGCCACTGTAAGTAAAGATAAGCTCTCCTTTTAGCAACGCAGCTGTAGTCTCAGAATGACTAAGTCTTACATCAGCATCCAACGAATCATCATAACCCTGATAAGTCAGCGATTCATTAACAGCAGCTGCTGCTGTAGCACCAGCTACCCAAGCAACGGCATTGACGTTATCAATCGTAGTTCCGTCGCTCAGTACTACCCCATTATTCACGCTAATCACACCTTCATGACCTGCAGCCGCATAATCGGATAGTACAGCCTGTACCTTTTTCCCTTCTGTATCCCGAAGCCGTCTCACAAAAGAACTGTAGAGTGCCTTCAGAGCACTATCCTGCGATACTAGACCCACTGTTTGGAATTCCTGCACCTCAAGAGCAGACAGGAAGTCACTATGTGCTCCATTCGTCACGGTTCCGTTAGCCCCCCCTGTAAGCGGCATGCCTGCAATTAGCTTCAAGCCTTCTGCACCATTTTTCTGGAATTGAACATAATCGTTCGCGACCAACTCTTCAGCCGTTCCGACCGTTTGCTTGTTCAGTTCGGTTCCATTAAGCAACGTCTTTACATCAAAAAGAGCAGCATTCTCTATATTTTTCTCAATCACAATCAAAAGATCATTTCCGCGTACACCGCCATATTTAGCTGTTACCTGAAGGCCGTTATTTGTGACTGCCGCTTTAACACCTTCATTCAATCGATAGAGCAGCAAGGTTCCGGCCCGTTTCAGCGCTTCACGCACTGGCAGTAGAGTTGGATGTTCCAAATCCACTCCTAGCAGCTTATTCACATCATCCTGCGGGGTAATCTTCATGATTACTCCCGGCTCTCCCCAAGATAGGGCAAGCGCCAATGCCGTAATCCCGCGTTCTCCCATTTTGCCGATGGCACCTTGATTTGATGCTACATTTACGTACACCCCGGGGCGCACCTTATTTTGCGTTGTCCATGTTCCGCCTGCCATTAGTTCATTACCTCCTTATTTTTGAACAATCCCATAGATTGCTTTGCTTCTTCGAGCGTATAGTTCTTGCCATCCTGCAAAATAACGTTCAATATATCCTTTTCCCTCGGCGTAAAAAGTGGGGAATTCACAATCTGTTCCTTACTGAACCCATTCCCGTTACTTCCTTTAGTACTCATTTCAATCGTTCTCCTCCAATCATTTGTCCCATCTTAATGCTGTCAGGCTTGTCGTTTTGCAAATACAACATATAGTCAACTGTAAACAGCGGCCCATGCCCTTCAGTTCCAGCTTCCCAAGCTTGCCTAACTACACGAAAAGCTCCACCCTCCTGCTCCATTCCTGCCATCGCCTCACTCAGCTTATCTGCCATTCTCTCAGCTTCCAGCAAATTGCCTTGCTCATAACGGATGCCAAAACGGTAGACCGCTAAATATCTGCCCTCCCGCTGCCGATCCAGTGTTGCTGAGATCAATCCGGGATGAAAATAAGCGGTTTGAGGTTTTTCTCCTTCTACATATACAGGCACATCAGGAAAATACCGTTCAAGTGTACTTGTAATATGTTCTCGCAATTGTTGTACCGACATCACTCCATTCCTTTCTGATCTGCGACCGTTCGTCGATCCTTGATGGTGTTAACCTTCAACTGCATGAACATTAAGCAGACACCCCCTCAACTAGATTTAAGAAAAAAGGATACTATCCGAGGTTGGATAATATCCCTTCTTCATTAGGCAAATGCGAGAAGAATCTTTCACCGCTAGGTTGTTCTCATCACCCTTAGGGCGGAACTATTAGCAGAGCATTCATGCTCTTGCGGTGTTCTTTTGCTTCATTTGCCATGTTATAATCATACCCCCATATTATCCTTGCGGAGAGGGTAAACGGACGAGATTTTGGCTAGCTTTGGGATGGTATAGAGCGTTTTTTTGGAGGTACACAATATTGAAGACAAGCTAAAGAGCCTTCGACCCTCCTTTTATGGACGGCAAGCATTTGTGCGAGGATTATAAGGATAAAGTACACCCTGAAACTTATACTTTCTTATAATTCAAAAAAAGACCGCATCATCCGCTCGGACGATACAGTCTTCTTTACTAATCAAACTATTCTACTTCTATTAAGTAATACTCATTTTCTCTTTCTTTACCCTAGGCGCTGTTGTTACTAAAGTTTGCAGAGACAGTAAGCCGAGATCCGTTAACGCTAATGCCATCTTGTAAAAAGCCTTCGAGCGTATCTTCACGTAAGTGTCCTTACTTACCGGTGGATCAAACACATGATTGTAAATCGTATAATCGTACATCTCGTCTCTTCTCATATACCTTTCCCGTACCAGCTGCTGTTCTCTCGTATCGAGTCTCTCTACCACAGAGTCTATTGCGGAACAATAAGCTCTCCTTGCGGCGGGGATGTCCACATTATAAGAAGCTATCGCAGCAGTCTGATCAGTTACAGTGTTAGTAGGACCATGAAATCTTTCTGTGTATGAATAAGTTGTGCTTGCTTCCTTAGCTTCAAATGTAACGGTCTTAAAAATACGGTATTTCTCCAACATGCTCTCTATAGCGACCTGGGTTCGGCGACGGTCCAACTCTGGTAAAGTTGATATGTTCATCATTTATGCACTCCTTTTGGGTTTAACTGAATGAGATTTAATTTGCGGAATTTTCCAGCCCAATGTGATAAAATAAATCTTGTTCGTATTCTGTTCGTATTTTTCTATAATATACCACTTCTTTACCAATCTCGTAAAACCCCGTTTTAGGCTGTTTTTATCGAAAAAGAGCATATATCCCTCCATTATCTTGCCTTTTGGCAATTATATACGCTTTGTTGTTTACCTATTGGCAAAAATGGCTTATATTATTATCATAAGGTTACAGCCAATAAGGAGTGAGTTGAGATGAAACAGGAATTCGGAGATTATATGAAGCATCTTCGGGAAACAAAAGGACTCACCATTAATCAATTAGCAGCATCAGCCGGAATTAGCGGTTCGCAAATTTCCCGGATTGAGAATGGATTAAGAGGGGTTCCTAAACCAACCACGTTACGCAAAATTGCTGAGGCCACTGGCGTCCCCTACGGGGAGCTAATGGATCAGGCAGGGTATTTGCAGGACCAGACTCTTTCAAGCGATGAGGCTGTCCCAGATTGGGCTACAAGCAAAGATAAAAGAGACTTTCGAAAAATGCTAGAGGATGATGGAGAGCTGATGTTTGACGGAATTCCATTAGACAAAGAAGATAAACAGAGGATAAAAGATGTACTAACCGGATTGTTCTGGGAAGCCAAACAGATGAATAAGAGAAAAAAATCCAAAGACACTAAATAACTATACTAACATGCTGCAGGTGAAGAACATGGATGAACTGATCAATAGTCTGATTAAAAAATATAAAACCAACTGCCCGTTCGAGCTTGCCGCAGCACTAGGCATTCAAATTCGTTTCATGAATCTGGGGACTGGCACAAAGGGATTATATTATCGAAAACTAAGAAGAAGGTTTATCGTCATTCATAATGAGTTGCCTGTAGAATGGCAGCGCTTCGTTTGTGCGCATGAATTAGGACATGATCGGCTTCACAAGGGGATCAATCGCTTTTTTCTGGAGGAAAGCTCCTATTTCTCTCCTGGGAAGCTTGAACGTCAAGCTAATGTCTTTGCTGTAAAATTATTATCTTCAGGCAGAAGCCCCGAACAAGAGGAATCATGGAGAAACTATTATCTACGGATTGGAATTCCACCGGAAGTCCGATTTTTTTTGGAGGAATAA